ACAGGGATTCCAACATGTGTCATTTTGTTTGAAAAAAGCGAACATGTAGAATTTTACGATGTCAGAAAAAGTGGCACAAAAGAAACTCGTTTGCAAAACGGGCAATATGGAGGCGCTAGTCACAAAAACAGAACATATAAAAAAGAGCTATCTATTATCTCGGATAATATAATTGACAAACTATCTAAATACACATGTGATTCCTCGCTGCTTTCTGCTATAAAAAGCAAAGATGAGATTCAAAAAAAAGATTGGATTTTGGTTCCTTCGCGATATATTGAATTTCCGTCCGAAGAAGTCGAGCATAGAGAACTATCCGAAATCATGTCAGATATTAACAAAGTCAGTAGGGAGCGTTCTGCCGTCAAGTTGACAATAAATGAAACACTGGCCAAGCAACTAGGACTATATGAGATTGCAGAATTAGAAAAAAACTCAAACTCTACTGAATTAAATAAAACTTTCAATGCTTTAGGAGGAGAATATGTATCAAAACAATATATTCAGTTGTCAAAAAACAAAAATGAGATAAGGTTCGAATCGAATGACAAAGAGCTTATATCTTCTATTTTTTCAATATTGCTTCCTATGTGGAAGCAACATGTGTTTTACCTAAATCAACAGGAAAACATTTTGCTTGCTGAGCTGAGAGACGCTGTGCTTCCTGATTTGATGAGCGGAAAAATATGCTTATCTAAAAAAGAAAATGAATAAAAGTTTTTATAAATGGTTGTGTCAACTGATTGCATCCGGCGATGTGCATTCGTTCTACTGCTCTTCGCAGTGGGTGCGGCTGTCGCATGAGGTGCTGGATATGGACAAGCGCGAGTGCCAGATCTGCAAGCAGCGCGGTCGATACCGGCGCGCCGACCTGGTCCATCATGTCAATCATGTCAAGGACGCACCGGAAAGGGCGCTGGACATCTGGTATACAGATGCAGACGGCAACCGGCAGCGCAACCTTATCAGTGTATGCAAGGACTGCCATGAGACGGTCTGCCATCCGGAGCGGATGCACAAATGCAAAAGCGCTCCACCGTTGACGCGCGAGCGCTGGGACTGACCGGCTGTGTGAGTCTTTTTTCCCTGCCCGGTGTCCACCGTGGACACCCCCCCTCCCGGAAAAACGGCCCAGACCCGGCCCCGCCTTACTCGTGGTGTCCCTCGACTTTCCAGCTTTCCTCTCGCGCGCACGTGCGCGCGGGAATCGTTGTGATGTTGCACAAAATTTGATGAAAGGATGATTCCATGGCGAAAACGGTAAAACCGCCCTCTCTTACTGCGGCTTGCAAAAAGTACAGCAAAGAATTGAAGGAAATCGAGGATGCGGCGAAAGCGGCGAACTGCGATACAAACTTTTTGTACCGCTCGACGCTCGACCGCTACGTCACCCAGCTGGATCTGTTGTCGCAGGCGCAGATGGACATGAAATGTGGCCTGACCGTCACGAAAGTCACACCAAAGGGTGCCGAAATGGAAATCGCCAATCCTGCTGTTCAGATCTATAACCAGACGGCCAGCGCGGCAAACTCCACCGTTTCGACCCTGCTGCGCGTCATCCAGCAGTTCAAGTTTATGGTGGCGAATGCCGGTGAGGACGATGATCTCTAACATTCCCCCGGAGATTTTGGAGTACATCGAGCAGGTGGAGGCCGATCATCCTCGCGCCTGCCGGGAGCAGCATGCGCTTGTTGCGCTTGTGCGGCGCGTTTTTGCAACTGAAGATGTTTATGTAGATACCGAGCGTATGCGGAAATATTTTGGCATTGCCCGGTATTTTCCGTATGACCGACTTTTCCCGTGGCAGACCTTTGCGCTGGGGCTTTGGATGTGCACCTATCGCAGAGATGGAAGCCCTCGGTTCAAGACTCTGTTTGCCATGTTAGGGCGTGGCGGCGGAAAAGACGGCGTGATTGCCATTTCCTCGGCGGCATTCATCAGCCCATACAACCCGGTCCCGCATTACAATGTGGACATCTGCGCCAACAACGAGGAACAGGCCGTCACCCCCGTCAAAGATATCGTGGAAGCGCTGGAGAATCCGATGTGGGAAGCCAAATTATCAAAATATTACTACCACACAAAAGAGATCCTTCGGGGCCGCAAAAACCTGGGCGAGGTCAAAGGCCGAACCAACAACCCGAAGGGCCGTGACGGTATGCGTTCCGGCGCGGTCATCTTCAACGAGGTCCACCAATACCAGAATTACGACAACATCAAAGTCTTCGTCACCGGCCAGGGCAAGGTTGCCGAGCCGCGCGTGGGCTTTTTTACTTCTAACGGAGACGTCAGCGACGGCCCGCTGGACGACTATCTTGCACGAGGCCGCAGGATCCTGTTTGAGGGCGAGGCGGATGAGGGCTTTTTGCCGTTCATCTGCTGCCTGGACTCGAAAGACCAGGTGCATGATGAAAACAATTGGTGCATGGCAAACCCATCACTCCCCTACCTGCCCCATTTGATGCAGGAAATTCGGGACGAGTACCGCGACTGGCGGGAGCGCCCGGAACAGAACGGCGATTTCATCACGAAACGCATGGGCATCCGGGACGGTGCCAAAGAGATAGCCGTCACCGACTACGAAAAGGTCAGAGCCACCAACACCACCATGCCCGACCTGGCCGGGTGGAGCTGCACGGTGGGTATCGACTATGCCGAGTTGAGCGACTGGGCGGCGGTCAACCTCCACTTCCGGCGCGGCGACAAGCGCTTCGATATCAATCACGCCTGGATCTGCGCACAGAGCAAAACGCTGACCCGCATCAAGGCCCCGTGGAAAACGTGGTGTGATATGGGCGTGTGCACCTATGTGGACGATGTGAGCATTTCTCCGTATCTGCTCACGGATTACATCCGGGATTCCGGGCGCATCTACAACATCAAAAAACTGGCGCTGGATAACTTCCGCTACACCATGATGGCCGAAGCGTTGCAGAGCATCGGCTTTGACGCAAAGGACAAGACCCGCGTGAAGCTGATCCGTCCCAGCGACATCATGCAGGTGGACCCGGTGATCCAGGACTGTTTCGATCGGGGCCTTTTCACCTGGGGCGATTTGCCTCAGCTGCGCTGGGCAGTCAACAACACAAAACGTGTGCGCAGCAGCCGCAGTCAGGGCGTGGATACAGGAAACTTCGTCTATGCGAAGATTGAGGCCAAATCCCGAAAAACAGACCCCTTCATGGCCTTGGTAGCTTCCATGGTCATCGAAACTGAGCTGGGCACCGGACAAGTCCAGCTCCCAAAAATCGGAGCAATATGCTGGTAAGGAGTTCAAACCATGTCATTTTCCGAAAAAGTAAAAGAGTTCTTGGGATTTCAGAAATCCGATGGGATCAAGCTCCCCGCGCAGCATGTGGATGAAACCAATGTGCCCATCAACGCCTCGGCTGTAAAATCCTCCCTTGCCGACTGGATGACCTGTTGGGAGGAATACCGCCTGCGGGATCTGGCGTTCAACTGCTGCGTGAACCTCATCGCAAAAGCTATTGCAAACTGCGAGTTCAAGACGTTCGAGCGCGGACAGGCCGTTAAAAAAGATTACTATTACATGCTCAACGTGGAGCCGAACGTCAACGAAAACAGCACGGCGTTCTGGCAAAAAGTCATCTACCGGCTCTATAAAAACAATGAGGCGCTGATCCTCGCCACACAGCGCGGCGGCATGCTGAATCTGGTCGTGGCAGACAGCTGGACGAAGCCGGAATACTTTCCTACAGCGGAAAACATCTACCGGCAGATTCAAGTGGGCGATGAACCGTACACCCGCGATCTGAAGGAAAGCGAAGTCATCCACCTTGTGCTCAACAGCGCCGATGCAAAGGCGGTGGTGGATGCGCTCTATGCCAGTTACAACAAGCTGCTGGAAGCGAGCATGAAAAACCACAGCTGGAATTCCGGCCGGCACATGAAAGTGCATGTTTCGCAGGTCAATTCCGGGCAGGACAAGTTTGAGGCTCTGTTTGAGCAGCGGTTGAACGAGCAGTACAAGCCGTTCCTGCAAAATGATTTTGGCATTCTGCCAGAATTTGACGGCTACGACTTCCAGCAATTCTCAGAATCGGGCAAGACCGGCGACACGCGGGATATCCGGGCGCTTGTGGACGACATTTTTTCTTTCACGGCGCGGGGGTTCGGCATCCCTCCCGTCCTGGTGCAGGGCGAAGTTGCCGGGATCAGCGACGTGGTCACGCATTGGCTCACCACCTGCATCGACCCGCTGGCGGCACAGATCAGCGAGGAGCTGAACCGCAAGCTGTATGGACGCCGGGTCTGGCAGCGCGGCGACCGCGTGAACGTGGATACCTCGACCATCCAGCATTTCGACATCCTGAGCAATGCGGACAAGATCGAAAAAATCGTGGAAAGCGCGGCATGGAGCATCAACGAGCTGCGTGAAAAGGTCGGAGATTCCACCATTACAGAGGACTGGGCGAACATCCACTGGATGACCAAAAACATTGCAACGGTCGAAGCCATTGCCCGCAATGCCGCGACCGAAGCCAACAAAAAGGAGGACAAGAACAGTGCCTAAACCGTATTTTGATATGCAGCAGAGCGGCGAGGAAGCCAACATCTATATTTTTGGAGACATTACCAGTTTCCGGGGCATCGAAAATGATGTCAGCGCCTATCACCTGGCCAACCAGCTGGAGCAGGCCGGGAACCTTGCCGAGATCAACGTCCATGTGGACAGCTATGGCGGCGAGGTCTCGGAGGGCTTTGCGATCTACAACGCCCTGCGGGCCAAAAATGCACAGATCACGACCTACGCCGACGGCTTTGTGGCCAGCGCGGCCATCTACCCGTTTCTGGCCGGCACACAGCGCATTGCCAACAACGTGAGCGCATTTTATTTTCACCCCGTCATTGGCGGCACCTACGGATATTCCGAAGACCTCCGCGAGGCTGCGGATGAGCTGGACAAGCTGACTGAAATCGGCCTGGGTGCGTTTACAAACGCGGGCATGAAAGAGCAGGCGGCGCGGGACCTCATCAACAGTAAAACGTGGTACAGCCCCGAAGCTGTGCTGGAAATGGGGCTTGCTACCAGCATCCAGAAGGGTGCGCGCGGCGACGAGGCCACCCAGAGTGTGCACGACATGCTCATCCGTCAAACGCTGGCTGTTCCCTCCCCGGCACCCAAAAAGCCGCCCCAGGAACCGCCAGCTCCACCCCAGAACAATCTGCTGAGCTTGTTTTCGAAGCTCTGACCAAACCGTAAAGGCGTGTCCAAACTGGACACGCCTTTTTGAATACCCAAAAAGGAGACAACAACATGAATCTGAAAGACATGTACCAGAAGAATCAGAAACTGTCTGACCTGCGCCAGCGGCTGGCCGCTGCCATCAAGGACAACAAGCCCGACGACCTGTCTGACGTCTTTTCGGAGATGTGCCAGACCATCGGCGACATCAATGCGGAGGAGTACGAGGCCCAGCTGAACGGTCTGAGGCAGGAACTCGACAACTCTGCTCTGTATGCGCGCGGCACCCGGCAGCTGACCACGGAAGAGAAGGAATACTACCAGAAGATCAGCGACGCCATGCGCAGCGAGAACCCGAAGCAGGCCCTCGAAAATGTGAATGTCGTTTTCCCGCAGACCATCATCTCCCGCGTCATGGAAGACCTGACCGAGAGCCATCCTCTGCTGAGCAAGATCCAGTTCACCCCGACCGGCGGCGCCATCCGGATGATGCTGAACACCGACGGCCGCCACAAGGCCGCATGGGGTAAGCTGTGCGCAAAGATCATCGAGGAGCTGACTTCCGGCTTTAAGGAAGTGGACGTCGGCCTGTACAAGCTCTCTGCGTTCATCCCGGTCTGCAAGGCTCAGCTGGACCTCGGCCCCGAATGGCTGGACCGCTATATCCGCGCCATCCTGGCCGAAGCACTCGCCAACGGCCTGGAAGACGGCATCGTGATGGGCGACGGCAACGACAAGCCCATCGGCATGATCCGCGATGTGAGCGAGAGCGCTTCCGTTGTCGGCGGCGCATACCCCGAAAAAGCCAAGATCAAGGTCTCGGATTTCGAGCCCACCACCATGGGCAAGCTGGTCGCTCTGCTGGCCGTCACTCCGAACGGCAAGGATCGCAACCCGGATGACCTCATTCTGCTGGTCAACCCGCAGGACTACTACGAGAAAGTCATGCCCGCCACCACGATCCGCACCCCGGACGGCACCTATCGCAACAACGTCCTGCCCTACCCTGCCACCATCATCCCGGTTTCCGCTCTGCCGCGCGGCCAGGCTGTGTTTGGCGTGGGCCGTCTGTACTTCGCAGCGGTCGGCATGAACAAGGGCGGTCGGCTGGAGTACGACGACTCCTATCGTTTCCTGGAGGACGAGCGCGTCTACCTCATCAAGCTGTATGCCAACGGCTTCCCGGTGGACAACAACGCCTTCCTGAACCTGGACATTTCCGGCCTGCGCCCGCTGAATTACAAGGTCGAGACCGTCACCTCTCCCACCCCGTCCGCTGACGCCAACCTGGCCTCCCTGAAGCTGGGCAACCTGACCCTGAACCCGGCTTTCAGCGCGACCACTGCCAGCTACACTGCAACGACCGATACGGCCTCCAATGTCATCACTGCCACCCCCGCAAACGCCGGTGCGACCGTGCAGGTCAAGGTCGGCAGCAAGATCATCGAGAACGGCAAGTCTGCCACCTGGGCCGAAGGCTCCAACACTGTGACCATCAACGTGACGGCGGAAGACGGCACGACCACCAAGGCTTACACTGTCACCGTCACCAAGTCCTGACCTTATGACGACCGTATGGGATGGCATCCGGGCCAAGCTGCTCCCGGATGTCAAAAATTATCTCGACATCACATGGGATGACGACGCCGTGGACACGAAGGTCTGGAACCTCACCGTGGGCGGTATGTCCTATCTGGACGGCAAGATCGGCGAGCCACAGGACTACACCGCGCCCGGTTTGCACCGGGACCTGCTCATGGATTACGTCCGCTACGCCCGCGACGGCGCGGCGGATATCTTCGAGAACAACTATCGTCATCTCATTTTGGCAGCGCAGAACGAAAGGCGGGTGAGCGCTTATGCCGCGCAAAATGCCGACCAGACCAACGAATGACATCTCGCAGAACTTCAACGCAGGCATTCTGGCTGTCTTTTCGACCGAGGACGTCGCCGATGTCGGCCACCAACCCAAAATCAAGCTGAAAAGGAAGCTCTCGGCCTGCTACGAAGAGCAGCGGCTCGGCATCAACCGGCTGTATCTCAGCCGCCAGAACCTCGCGGAGATCGTCCGCGTGGTGCGGGTGCCGCGCGCACCGGTGCAGATCAGCAGCCAGGACGTGGCCCGGACCGAGGACGGCCAGTATTATCGCATCGACACGGTGCAGGTGGTGGAAAACTGCCACCCGCCCTCGATGGATATCAGCCTGCGGGCCGTCGAGGAAGATTTCGACAAACGCCTGAAGGAGGATGGCAAATGACATGGAGCGAGTGCATCATCGCAGCCCATACCGCCGTCACCGACCAGGTGAGCCATGGCGGGCGGATGAAATCCAAGCGGTATTTCGTCTGGCAGGAAGACGGAGCCTCCGATTTTGAGGCGGAAGGCAAGCACGTCGAGGGCTGCGTCACCGGCACGACTGACCTTTTTACCCAGAACGAGTTCGACCCCTGGCGCGAGGCGCTGGAGCAGTCGTTCGACTCGTTCGATTCCATCGCCTGGCGGCTGAACAGCATCCAGTTCGAGGCCGACCGCGGTATCTGGCACTACGAGTGGAGCTGGGAGGTGGCCGGTTGTGGCTAAAATCACCTCCAAAAAGGCCAACGACTATCTTGCCCAGTTGGAAAAGCTGACCAACGAGACGGACAGCATCTGCAAACACGCGGTCTATGAGGGTGCAAAAGTCGTGGCCGATGCGATCAAACAGTCCATCGACGCACTTCCGGTCCAGGCACCACCGGCAAAACAGTCATATTTCTACTTGTCGCAGGAATCCAGAGATGCGGGAGAAAAACTGCATGGAATTTCTGAAGCACAGAAAAAAGGCTTGCAAGAGGGCTTCGGCATTACCAACATGCGCCACGAAAACGGTGCCTGGAACGTCAAGATCGGTTTTGAGGGTTACAACGAAGTCCAGACAAAGACCTATCCAAACGGCCAGCCGAACGCGCTCATTGCCCGCAGCGTTGAAAGCGGGAGCAGTGTGCGCGACAAAACGCCTTTTATCGCCCCGGCTGTCAACGCCTGCCGGAAAAATGCGCAAAACACCATGGAAGTGGTAATCCAAAAGCAAATCGAAGCCATCACGAAGAAATAACCCAAAGAAGGTGTCCACCGTGGACACCTTCTTCTTTTTTTTATTTGGAGGAAAAAACATGCCTGAGAATCCGAAAAGCATTGTGACGACCGGTTTTTCCAACATCCACGTCGCGCTGTATGCAGCCGACGGTGGGAACGTCACTTACACCGGCGTCCGCAAGCTGGGCCGCTCGGTGAGCATGAGCACCGATATCTCGACCAGCGACGATAACAACTTCTACGCCGACGACCGGCTGGCAGAGACCGAGACCGGCTCCGCCTTCACGGACGGTTCCGGCACCATGACCATTGACGGCCTGAGCCCGGACGACGAAGCCTTCCTCATGGGCCTGAAAGCGGGCAACCCTGTGCAGGTGGACAGCAGCAACAGCGTTGAGACGCTGGAGTATGGTGCGGAGATGGAGCCGCCTTACATCGGCATCGGTGCCGTGAAAAAGCTCCAGCGGGACGGCAAGAGCTACTGGGGCGCGATGGTTCTGGCAAAATGCCGCTGCAAGGTGCCCGGTGACGACGCCACCACGCAGGAGGATCAGATCGACTGGCAGACCCAGGACATCGACTTCACCATCATGCGGGACGACAGCGCGAAGAACCGCTGGAAGATCATCCCGAAGATCCTGTTCACGACCGAAAGCGAGGCAGTGGCCTTTATCAAGAAAGCTCTGGGAGGCGAATAACGGATGAACGACAAGTATGTTGTGTGGACAAACATCAAGGGCAAGAAATTTCCGCTCTGCCTGACCATCGGGGCGGCGGATGTTCTGGAAAAAGCGTTCGGCAATGTCAACGCGGTCGTGGAGAGTGTCACCGCTCACGCCGACAAGCAGGAACTGGCCGAAATGATGCGCGTGATCCTGACCGTGCTTCGCCCGCTGGCGGAAGCTGGCAAGGCGTATCTCGCCGCAAGCGCTTCGTTTTCCGGCGAAAAGTCGGAAAATACCGCAGACCTTCCGGCAGATGACGTTCTTCAGGCGATTTTGTCCGGCGCTGAGATCGTCGAGATCTGGGCTGACGTTGCCATGGCTCTGCGCGGCGGGTCCTCCCGCGATGTGGAGGTCGCACCGGATAACAACCCAAAAAACGGCGAAACCGCCATGTGATCCGGCTGAATACCACATGGTATCTGTATTACGGCCGAAAGCTCGGCATGACAGAACGCGAAGTTCTGGCCTGTCCGCTTGGCCGAATGCTGGATTATATGGCGTGTATGCAGATCGAGAACGGTGCAGACCAAAAAGTCTATGCCGACCTCGATACGCTGGCGACGATACGATGAGGAGGTGGTAGCGCTTGGCAAAAACGGACATTGGCCCAAAAATCAGCGTTGAGGGCGAAAGCGAATACCGCAAACAGATGCAAAACATCATCCAGCAGCAGAAGGAGTATTCCTCTGAGCTGAATCTTGTCACTGCACAGCTTGGAAAAAACGCCACCGCACAGCAAAAGGCCTCCTCCATTGCCTCTGTGCTGAAAAAGCAGATCCAGAATCAGCAATCTGCCCTTTCAGCGCAAAACACGATGCTTCAAAAAGCAGTCACCAAATGGGGCGACGCCAGCAAAGAAGCATCCGGATTCCGCACTGCGATCAACAAGACCAGCGCCGAACTGGCAACTCTAAAAAGCCGCCTGTCCGACGCGGAAAACGGTCTGGGCGAATTTTCGGACCAGACAAAAACGTCCGGCGACGACCTTGCTGCCTCTGTGACGGCGGGCACGTTGGCCGCAAAAGCCTATGAGACCATCGGCAGCGCTGTGCTGTCGGCTGGCAAAAAGGTCGTTGAGGCGGGCGTCAGCTATAACGCCCAGCTGGAGCAGTATCAAACGGCACTGACCAACATGCTCGGCAGCGCATCCGCTGCGGAAAACGCGCTGGAGCAGATCAAGCAGGACGCGGCCCGGACCCCCTTCGACACGGCAGGCCTTGTCAAGGCCAATGAGCTGCTGATCTCGACCGGCGTTGATGCAGATTCTTCCCGCAAGGTCATCCTTGCGCTGGGCGATGCGGTCTCTGCAACCGGCGGCGGCAACGAGGAGCTGAGCCGGATGGCCCAGAACCTCCAACAGATCAAAAACGCCGGAAAGGCCACGGCAGCAGACATCAAGCAATTTGCCTATGCGGGCATTGACGTCTATGGCATTCTGGCCGACTACACCGGAAAATCGACCGCCGAAGTGCAGAAAATGACCGTCACCTATGACGTGCTGACTGCTGCACTGGAAAAGGCCTCAGACGAGGGCGGACGGTATTACAACTCCATGTCCACCCAGAGCGAGACGCTCAACGGCAAGATGTCCACGCTGACGGATAACGCCACCCAGCTGGCGGGTCTTATGACTGCCGATCTGACCGACGGCATCAAAATGGTCGTTGGCAACCTCAATGATATGACCGTTGCGGCGGCTGAAGCGTACAAAACGGACGGCTGGGTCGGTCTGGCGAAGGAGATCGCGTCGCTGAATCCGCTGATCTCAGGCGTAATCAGCGAGATGTCTGCTTTGGGCGATGGACTGTCTACGATTGCCCAAAATGCTATCAGCGTCCTCGATCAGTGGAGCTACAAGCTCAACAAGGCGCTGGGCAAAAACGCCTATGCAGGGTATGACAGCTACGAGGACTATCGCTCACAGACGGACAGCCAAAAAAACAAAAACCGCCGAAGGCAGGAAGCCCTGGCCGGAAAAGGTATCTCAAACCAAAAGCAATACGACCGGCTGCATCCGACCGTAACGACCCCGAAAAGCAGCGGAAGCAATACGCCGACCGGGAGCACGACCCCCAAAAACAAAAAAGCCGCTGCCGACCAGAAGAAGCTCGCCAAAAGCGTGACCGAAACCAACACCCAGCTGTTGGAGGGCACCGGAAACATCGTCGGGGCCATCAAGCAAGTGACGGAAACCGCCGATAACACCTACAACGTCTACGACGGAACGACCAAGCAGCTCAAAGGCACAACGCAGGAAACCGCCCAGACCGTCACCCGGACATGGACCGAGATGGTGAACGGCATCCAGAAAAACTACAAGCAGATCGTCACCCTGCTGGACGGCGTGGAGCAGAGCAGCAAGACCACCGTTGAAAACGTCACGACTGCCGGAAAGACCGCGGTTGCCTCGAAATCAGAGAAGATCTATGGTGTGGACGGCGTTGTCGGCGCTCTGGACCGAACGACCCAGACCACCAAGAAAATCGAGCAGGTCATTGACCAGACGACCGGCGAGGTAAAAGAAAACGTTGTCTCTACGACCGATGTGGTGACGGACTCGTATACAGCCATCGTGGACGGCGTCGCCCAGGCAGTCACTCGCACGACAACTTATGTCAACGGCATTGTGACCGATGTGCAGGAAAAGACAAACAACCTGAAAACCGAGATCAAGGGCGTTCAGGGCACGGTGGGCAGCTTCTCGCAGTTCATCCTTGACCTCGATACGAAACTGGGCGGTCTGGAACAGGCGGCTTCTAACCTGACCAAAAGTCCGCTCGGAAGCTGGTTTTCGGACTTGTCGAAGGGCTACCGCGCAAGCGACAGCTTTTTTGACAACATCGACGTGCCAGGCCTGATTATGGGAGGTCTTGTTTCAGCGGCTACGGGTTACATGAAGGGCGGCATACCGGGAGCGATTGCAAGCGCGGGCCTGTCCATTGTGGGCAACCTGATCGGGACAAATCTTTCCGGCCTGGCCAATGAGTCAAACAACTGGGGCGCAGACCTTGTCACCGGCATGGCAAACGGCATGAAAGAGGCTGGCGGATTTTTGGCCACTGCCGCCAAAGGGCTGGCCGAGACCGTGAAAAGTTTCCTGCATTTCTCCCGCCCGGACGTTGGCCCGCTGCGGGAATATGAGCAGTGGATGCCGGACATGGTCAAGGGCATGGCCAAAGGTATCACCGATAATGCCTATGTGCTGCGCGACGCGGTGCGCGGGCTGAGCGGCCAGATGGAAACCCAGCTCACTTATGACGTGGGCCGGGCCAGCTCTGCGCTCACCACGGCTTACAACACCCGGCGCATCAGCATGGGCGGCGTCAGCATCAGCATCTACCCGCAGGAAGGGCAGGACGCTGAGGAAATCGCCCAGTACACCATCGACAAGCTGCAAATGATGATCAATTCGGAGGCCTCCGCCAATGGAGAAATACCTGTATTTTAACGGCCACAGCTCGGATGAGTATTTCTGCCACATCGAGCATAAGCCGGAGATCCCGGTCCCGGAAGCCAAATACGAGGAGTATGAGGTGCCGGGCCGAAACGGAAAGCTCCATGCTGACCTGGGCTATTACGACAATATCACCGTGACGTATCAGCTGTATTTCCACGGCAAGAACCCGACGGCGGAAGACGCCCGCACCGTCAAGAAATGGCTGGCCGGAACGCCGGGAGCGCATCAGCTCTCCGACGGATACGACCCGTCGTTTTTTTATTTCGCCACGGCCAAGCCGGGCAGCATCAAAAATATCCTCAACAAGTACGGCCGACTGTCGGTTGATTTTGATTGTGATCCGCGCCACTTCCTCGTGTCCGGCTATCAGGCCGTGGCACTGGAAAACGGACAGACTCTTCTCAACCCGCTGGATCAGGTGGCACTCCCCTATCTGGAGATCACCGGAAACGGCGCAGAAGGAAGAGTTATCGTCAACGGCGTGGAATTTGCCGCCATGCCCCCGGCAGACCGGGTACTCTATGCCGACTGCGAAAACTGGGACGCCTACGTCACCGGCGGCACCAATGCAAACGCGCTTGTCGGCGGCACCTGGCCCACGCTGCGGCCGGGCGAAAATACGATCAGCTGGAGCGGCGGCGTGACCGGCGTGACCCTGACTCCAAGGTGGTGGACATTATGACGCTGATCTTACACGAGGCCAATGTAACATCCATCGGCAATTACGGTCTGGGCGCGCTGAAAGACGCCCTGAGCTGCACCGTCAGCTGCGAAGAGAACGGTGCGTATGACCTGACCCTCATCTATCCGATGACCGGTCTCCATGCGGAGCTGCTGGCCGAACGCAGGCTCATCAGCGCGGCCCCGTCCCGGTACGAAAACCGGCAGCTGTTCCGCATCTACCGGATGACGCGGCCCATCGACGGCAAGATTCAGGCCTATGCGCATCACATCTCGTATGACCTCAACAACTGCATCGTCAAACCTTTCACGGCTGCGTCGCTGAGCGAGGCCATCACAAAACTCAAGGCCGGAATCGTAGGAGACTGCCCGTTCGACATTTCGGCCAGTTACGATACTGCGGGCACATTTTCGGTCTCGAAGCCGATGACCGTCCGTGCGGCGCTGCTGTCCAGCAACAGCGACAACCTCGCCTCGGTCTATGATGGCGTCTGGACGTTCGACGGCCTGAGCTGTGTGCTGCGCAAAAAAGAGACCGTTGATCGCGGAGTCAAAATCGCATACGGCCTGAACCTGCTGGACGTCACCCAAGAAAAAAATATCGAGGACGTCTACACCCACGTCTATCCCTTCTGGATGAGCACCGAAAAGAACAAGTACTACGACCTGGAGCCCATCGCAGCTTCCAGCATCACCGGCTACCGGAAGATCTATCCGCTCGACCTGACCAGCTACTACCAGAAAGCGCCTTCGGACGCCAGCATGAAAAAGACGGCTGACGAGTTCATCCAGAAAAATGAGATTGGCAAGATCAGCGTCAGCCTGACGGTCTCTTATGTGCAACTGGAAAAGTGTGTGGAGTACACAGGCTCCGGCCAGAGCGGGATTATCTTGCGCGGTGATACGGTCGAGGTTCGGTATCTGCGTTTGGGCGTGAGCGCCACGGCGCGGATCACCAAGACGGATTACAATGCACTGCTGGAGCGCTATGACTCCCTGCAAGTTGGCGACGCCAAAGAGCGCCTGGCCCGCACGACCATCCGGGAGCGCAGCCGCGTGACCACCACCAACGACCGGGCGGTGGATGCCGGGACATTGGCCACGGACGCGACAGAAGCCGCAGAACGTGCAAGCCATGTTGCGACAGACTACATCAATGAAAGCGATACCGGAAATATTAATTTCGGCGTCGGCGATTACTCTTACACCATCGGCAATGATGGACTGGAATTTAACGGCATCCGAAACCGAACACCAATCAAAAATTTTGGAGATGTGACCAACTGGAGCGCAGGAAAAGTAGATTTCGACCTCAGTCGATATTCTGCACTCCTTATTACGTTTGAAAGCCACAAAGGTTCTACCTGGCTTGCATCTGGCGGTGGAGCCGGAACAGCATCGGTCGTTATTCCGATCGGCTCAAAAGATTGGAATGGCAGTCCGAAAAAGTACTCCATGATATATCCTTGGAATACGGTACACAGGCGAGATGTTTGGGCAGATTCTACCGGCGTTAATTTTGGAGATGCTTATGAGCGCACATCCCGTTACACGAAGCCGGTCGGTGCTTTGGCTGTACCCATTGTGCCTGGTGTTACTACGCTGTCATACGACCTGGACATTCCGACCAGCGATGGTTGGAAGAAAGATAACAGTCTTTGTGTTCCAAAAGAAATTTACGGGTTTCTGTGAGGCGGATGATGAAAAAACAGGATTATTTTTACCAATGCAAAATTGACTCTACTGGCCGACTGTATTATGGATCCTGGACACACAAAAGCGTTTTACCCAAACAGCTGCCTGACAATGAGGTGCTTTTTGAAGAGTTCCCAGATGATGGAGGCAGTGGGGAAAACTATCTCTGGGACGGAAAGACATTGACTTACGCTCCATTGCCCGAAAAGGAGGACAACAATGCAAACGATCAGGATTGACTTCGACAACCCCGGCCTTCCGCAGCGTCTGGACGTTGTAGAGAACGACGCGCAGAGCCGCTTTTTCAAGGCCGTGCTGTACAAAGACGGCAAGGCATACGCTGCGCCGTCCGGTGCAACGTACAGCATCATGTACCGAGGATTCGGCCCTCAGAATGAGGGCTGGTATGATACCATCAACGACGGCGCTGGCAAGCGGGCGGCCTGCTCGGTATCCGGCAACGTCGTCACCTGTGAGATCGCACGTCAAGCTCTCCGCGTCCCCGGCCATGTCAGCGTCGTGCTCTGCGTGACCGGAAGCAATGGCTATATGCTCCATGGCTGGCCCATTGATTGCAACTGTCGCAATGACAATTATACCGGCGGAACGTCGGTGGAGAGCTTCTTCTATATCACTCAGGTCACCAACGCGGACTGGACCGCAGCGATCCGGACCTGGGAAGAGCTCAAGAACATGATCGACCCCACCCTCTCCCTCTCCGGCAAGGCGGCGGATGCGAAAACTACCGGAGATAATTTTTTTCAAATCAAAAAAGACCTCTATGGTATTAATGCTAAAGAAATTATTGCATCTGGTAAGAATATCAATAGCGTTATTACTGATAACTCAGCCATTTATTTTCCAAAAGACTTCACATTAAATGCAGATTTATACATTACGTCAAAAAACGTTACGCTATATGGCTTCGGGACTATTAACGGTAGCATAACAATCAATACCCCATCTGCTATGGAAGATGGCAGTGACCAAGAAGATGCAAACTTTACGGTTGACGGCTTAACAATTAATAGTGACACTAATTTTTATTGTATCAGATTAAAAAATTGCCGTCATTTTACCATCAGAAACTGCCATCTCAATGGGGTAGGAATATACTATTCGGAAACTAGCACTTACGGCCAACGATGCAATCGCGGCATTATTACTGGGAATTCCTTCACCGGAAATTACGGTTTGTATATTAATGAAAATAGCAAATTTTTTGGTGTAGGAGATATTACTTTTGCAAACAATGTGTGTTCTAGTAATATTACAAATGTATTCTTAATTGGTGTTGACGGCTATAAAGACAACAATAACACTTATTTTATGCCAAGTTATACAGCCAAGAACACAAGCAAAAACTATAACATCTACGCAAAAAAATGCGTATGGGTGTCAATATGCAATAGTACTCTATTTGAAGCAGGCCTTGGTGGTATTCTCTTAGATGGTGCTTGCCAAAACATTATCATTGCTAATAACCTTATTGGATGGTGCGGACAACGTGCCCCTTCTTCTGGAATTCATATTGACGATTACGACGCATCAGGTGGTCTTTATTCGATTGCAAGTATTGCGAATAACATAATTATTTTTCCGACATTACACGGAATTAGTGTTAGCACATACACCGGCAGAATTACAATCAACGCCAATATTACCATTGGATGCGGTAATAACACATATTACTACGGTGACATCGATCTATCTAAGCTTTCACATTATGCAATAAACTACCCACTTGTTAATGAGGGTATGTCGTGCATGGCTGCAAATAATAACGCTTGCGGTGATTCGTACAACATTTCAAGCAGAGTTAAACTAAATAATAATATCTAGTTAAATGTCTGACGCCCTCTTAGATTTATATTACATGAAACAATGTGCATGATTTGCATAAAAGGATTGGTTGATAAAAACTTTTTGTCTGAAAGGACTGATAACATGCTTCCTATCATGGACGTATCCCGCTGGCAGGGCAACATTGACTGGGACAAGGTCAAGGCAAGCGGCCTTGTCTCCGGTGTGATGCTGCGGGCGCTGGGCAACAGCGCGGAGGACAAGCCCAGCAAGCCGTACATCGACCCCTATTTTGCCCGCAACTACGCCGAGTGCCAGCGGCTGGGCATCCCCTGCGGCGTGTACTACTACTGCAAGGCGGTCAATACGGCAGAGGCTGACGCAGAACTTGCCCTGCTGCGCAAGGCGCTTACCGGCAAAACGGTGCAGTTGCCCGTTGCGGTGGACATTGAGGACAAGTATGTGCAAGCGCCGCTCGACAAGCAGATCCTGACCGACATCGCAGCCCACGCGCTGGGCACGGTGGAGCGCTGGGGCTTTTACGCCATGCTGTACACTGGGCTGTACTTTGGCGAAACCAATTTGTACATGACCGGCGCGGCGCTCAAGCCCTACGATGTGTGGCTGGCAGCCTACCGCAGCAAAAAGCCTGAACCGGGGTGGCCGTTTGGACTGTGGCAGTACACCAGCAAGGGCAAGATTCCCGGTGTTGTGGACGCGATACCGGGCAAAATTTCCGGCGTGGACTTGTCTGTGCCCTACAAGGACTACGTTTCCATCATCCGCAAGAAGGGCTTGACCCGTCTTCGGGAGGGCAAATGACCGAAAAAGAAGCTTTGCTGTGGGTGCTGGGCATCTTGGGCAGCCTGTGCGCCGCTGCCATCACGATCGACAAGGTGCTGGAAATCATCCACAAGTACATCAAAAAGGCACAGGCCCCCGACGATGCGCAGAACAAGCGGCTGGATGAGCTGGATAAGCGCGTCGGCACCTTGGAACAGGGGCAGCTCCAGCATACACAAGCCCTTGCAAGAGACCTCCGGCGATTTGACGGCATTGACGAAGAAATGCGACTTGTCCTCGTTGGCGTGCAGAACCTTTTGGATGCGCAACTATCCGGCAACAACCGGGAAGGTATGCAAAAAAGCAAGACCGACATTAACAATTACCTGCTGAAAGGAGTAACCAATCATGGAAGCAATCCTTAACTTTATCCCCGCACCCATCGCACTGGTGCTGATGGTCGTTGGCTTCGCCGCGCTGGCAGTGGGTGCCATCCGGCTGGGCTACAAGCAGTACGTCAAGGAATGGGCGCTGGAGCTTGTGACCATCGCCGAGGACAGCATTATGGGCAGCGGGCAGGGTGCCAAGAAAAAGGCACAGGTCTTTGCCATGCTGCGGGGCGCGCTGCCGGGCTGGATGAAGCCCATCATCACGGACGAGGTGCTGGATGCTGTCATTGAAAAGGCCGTCACCCTGATGAAGAAGGCACTGGCAGAGAAAAAGCCCGCGATCGGGAAATAAGGAGGATATCATGGGCATTACATACGAGCATTTTGTTGACACCAACAAAATGTACGCCATACAAGAGCAATTTCGTGACCTCACGAAAACATACCATTTTGCCGACGTTTTCGAAATGGTGACGTTTTGTCACCGGTTTGCTGCGCTTTGCACTATGGTGCGCAACGCCGGACAGCTGCCGCAGCCTTTCTGGCTCGGTGCTGCCTGTGGCGGCGGCTCGTGTAGTGCTGCCCGCTGCGCTGCAAGGGCTTGACCGACAGAGGATGATTGCCGCTATAAAAAGCGTACCGCTTGGGAGGGTAGACCGTAAGATAGCCTTACTGCGGTACGTTGAGCGGCTCCCGCTGCCGGACATTGCAGCACAGACGCATTACAGTCGGACGGCGATAGGCTACCGGCTAAAAAGCATTGAAAAAATGCTGAATGTGTGATACCATAATCTTAATTGGGTGCGATTTTTCACGAAACGCATTGAAGCGGCAGGCTTTCGGGTCTGCCGCTTTTCTTTTTGCACGATTTGTGGTATAATCATCTTAACAAATCCACCCGGCCTCTCGAAGAAGCACAAGAGGGTGGATATCTGAACCCGCTAAGCCTCTCAACGATGCGTATCATGGCGGGTCTTTTTTTATTTTATTCACACTAGTTTTGTCGAAACCCTTGTCTTGCAAGTAAAAACGTGATATTTTATTTTTGCTTCCAAAGTGAAGCCCTTAACATTTAAGCGCTCATGCGGATTTTTCCGTGTGGGCGCTTTTCTTTTTTGTCCTTCGTTGTGCGTTCGTTGTCCTTTGCTTTTTGCTGATGCGGTACACTGGGAGCATCAGGAGGGATGTATTATGAGTTATTATCCGACACCCGGAGCGCCTTACGTTCCGCAGCAGCCTGTTAATCCTTACGGTGGCATGGGCACAGTTGGGCTTGCCACTCCCCTGCCCAACACGCAGATGCAACAGGCACAACCGCAGCGTCCGCAGCCGATGAATGGGCAACAGCCTGTTCAGCAGTCGGCACAGGACGGCGGCTGGCTGCTTGGCAGACCTGTGTCCAGCCGGGAAGAGTTTTTGGCGATACCGTCCGACCTGTACGGCAGACCGACCTATTGCCCGGACTTGCGCAGCGGTGTGATCTACTGCAAGCGGCTCAACCCGGATACCTGTGAATCCTATGTGCAGGAGTTCTACAGCCCGGAAGCGTGGCGGCAGATGCAGGCACAACAGGCACAGCAAACCGCTGCACCGACACAGCAGTCTGTGCCCATTGAGCAGTACAACACCCTCGTCCACCGTCTGGATGAGCTGGAAAAGTGGCAGAAGAGCTTTTCTAAGCCCGCTGCCACCGCAAAGAAAGGAGAATAAAGAATGTCCTCTCCGTTTGATATGATTACTCACAGCCCTATCATGCAGCTTGCAAATCTGGCTCGCTCCGGACAAAACCCGCTGGGGCTTATCCAGCAGTTGGGCGGGCAGAGCGCACCCATCATGCAGGGCTTGAACCTGATTCAGGGCAAGAACGAAGCACAGCTCCGAACGATGGCGCAGAACCTCGCCAAAGAGCGCGGCATCGACCTGAACCAGCTGGCAAGCGTCCTGAATTTGACGCTTCCGAAGTGAGGAGGCTTTACAATGGATGATTTTGAAAACAGCCATGCCGAAAAAGATTTTGACATCAACAATCTGTGTGGCAATGACAAAATATGGGTTCCTTTAATTCTTGGTTTGATTTTCGGTGCTGCCAGCAAAAATTGGGATGACCCAAAAGACGAAAAAGACAACCCTCCAAGCTGACTTAACAATCCTAAAATAAGCATTCCTCTAAGCGAAACGCTTCTCAGTTTTGCGGACTTGACAAAAACCGCTTTTGTTTGGCTTCGCCCATCGCATACGGCGGTGGGATGGCATAACGCAAAACTGAAAGGAGTTTTGTTATGGACGATTTTGCAACTGGCTATCTGGCTGGGCAGGACGGCGGCAATAACAACGGCGGATTCTTCGGCAACGAAGGTCTGTGGGCTGTCATCATCCTCGCTATCATCTTCGGCTGGGGCAACTACGGCAACGGGCGCAACGGCGGCGACAACGGCATGAACGCCTACATCCCCTATCTGGTCGGCACTGGCGCAACCGGGCAGGGCGGTGCAGACACCCGTGCGGCTCTGTCTGAGGGCTTCTACCAGCAGGATACCTCTCGTTCTCTGGCGGGCATCCAGAGCGGTATCTGCTCTCTGGGCTATGACCAGCTCGCACAGATGAACACCCTCAACGCCGCTATTGCTGGCGGATTTGCTGGCACCAATCAGGCCATCTGTCAGCTTGGCTACCAGAACGCACAGCTCGTGAACGGCCTGGAACGCAGCGTGTCCAACGGCGACAACGCCATCAACCTTGCTATCATGCAGGAGGGCAACGCTCGGCAGGCTGGTCAGACCGCACTTGCCACGCAGCTGGCATCTTGCTGCTGCGAGAACAAGCAGCTGATCGGCGACCTGAAGTATACCATCGCAACGGAAGACTGTGCCACCCGGCAGGCCATCGCAGACAATGCCCGCGCCATCGTGGACAACTGCAACGCCAACTTCCGCAGCATGATGGACTACTTCACGCAGGACAAGATCGCAACTCTGACCGCTGAGAACCAGAGCCTGAAGTTCGCCGCTTCCCAGGATCGGCAGAATGCGCTTCTGACCTCCGCGATGAGCGCCCAGACCGACACCATCCTGAACCGGGTCAATCCTCGCCCGATTCCCGCTTATCAGGTGGCGAACCCCAACTTGGGCGTGAACTGCTGTGGCTGCTGCTAACCAACACACTCCCCGATAACACCGGGTGAACCATCGGGGCAGGGGAAAGACACCTCTGCCCCTGATTTTTATAGGAGGAAAACATTATGGCTTGCAAAACAAGCTGCCGGCTGTGCCCGCACCTCGTCATCTCGAATGCGGTCACGTTTGCCAACGATACATTGACCATCAATATCCCTGCTGGCTCTTACGCAGCGGGAGAAAAATATTGTCTGGTCATTGCTCAGGCTTTGCCGGACACGACCACCATCAACGCCCCTGTGGTCATTACCATCGGCGCAGGCACGACCGCATACCCTCTGACTGACTGCAACTGCGCTCAGGCAACTGCTGAGAGCATCCACACTCGTACCCGCTACGCTACCCGCGTTGCAACGTCTGCGACCGGCACCGCCACGTTCAAATATCTTGGTTGCTTCTGCCGTTCCCACGCTGGTGCGCCCGCGTCCATTTCCTAAGGAGGTATAGATTATGGGCAAATACAATTTTCGCCGCATGATGATGCTCCGTGACCACGACAAAAACCGTGAGCCGGAACGTGACCGCCTTGAGGAAGAGCGCGACCGCAGGGAGCGTGAGATGGAACGCCGTCTGCGTAAGCTGGAAGGCGGCAACGACCGCTATCCTTACTATCCGCAGGAGGAGAACCGCTACATCGACCCCTACCCTCTCCCCCGCTACCCTGACGTAGAGAATGGGCGCAGAATGCCGCAAATCGGCTTCTCGCAGAACGGAGAATGGGACAAGCGGTCTGGGCAGTACGAACGTGGCGGCGCAGACAGCCGCTCCATCAAGATGCCCCGTCCTCACCTCTCTTATGATGAGGCCGAGGAATGGTGCGACAACATGATCAACGCCGACGGAACAAAGGGCTGTCACTGGACGCTGGAACAGACGCAGGACGTGGCCAAGCAGCGCAATATCAATTGCGACCCGAACGATTTCTGGGCAGCGATGAACATGATGTACTCGGACTACTGCACGGTCGCTCGGTCGTACAGCGCGGACAATCAAAACTTCTATGCCGATATGGCCGCAGCTTTTCTGCGCGACAAAGACGCTGTTCCCGGAAAAATCGTGAAATATCTGGACGTCATTGTGGATGGCTGAAGTCCGACTACTTTTCGACTACTTTTGGAACGCGAGATTGCGTTAGTATGCGTTAGTTCGCGTTAGTATGTGTATCATAAGAAACACGCAAAAACCCGCATGACTGCGCAAAAGTCTAGCAGTCATGCGGGTTTTTTCATAGTTGCGCCAGCAGGAGTCGAACCTTTTTCGGGGTTCGTCCCATCATTCTTTTTTTGTTTTTTACTGCTTTTTGACTACTTTTTATCATCTTGGTCGTTATAGTATGCAATCATTTTTTGCGTTGCATCTTTGAGCTTTCGCTCGCGAATGTGTGTGTAGATCTTGTAAGTCGTCGAGATATCAGCGTGACCCATTATTTTTTTTGCTTCCAGCACACCAACGCCTGCGTCGTATAAGTCCGACGCGAACGCATGCCGAAATTGATGGGCTGTCACTGTAGGCTCCATCACCGGCGGCAACGGATTTGCAGAGGATTTTGGGCCCCGGCGGCTGTCTCTATAGCGGTTTTTGCTTTTGCTGGGCCGCACAAGGCCCAGATCGGTGCAATAGCTGAGCCATCGGCTGTGATACTCTGCATCGGTCAAGGGCCTTGCCATGCCACCGATAACATATTCTGTCGGCTTGCCCCGGCGCGGCTCTATCTCTTGCCTGAGATGGGGCATAAGCGGGATGACCCGGACGCCGTTATTGGTTTTGGGGTCCTGTATTTTGACACCGCCACCTGCCCAGGACACTTTTTTGCTGACATAGATTTTGTTGTTTTCGAAATCTATATCCTCCCATCGGAGGGCGATCAGCTCACCCAGGCGGCAACCGGTGTACATAAACATCCAGGCGCACAGCCCGAACCCTTCGGGATGCGCCCGGAAAAGAGCAAGCTCCTTGTCTGTAGGCGGTTCCCGGATGACCGCAGGCTTCCCGGCGGGGGGCTTGATATCCTGCATCGGATTGTATGCCGACCCGCTTGCAAGACGCCAGCCGCGAAAAATGCCGCGCAAAACGCTGATTGCGTTCCGGATGCTGCTCGTTGACAACCCTTCATCTTTGAGCGCCTGGCCGAATCCGGCTACCATGGCCGGTGTGATCTCGTCCATCCTGCGGCCCGCGAAGTATTTGACGCAGCGGTCATAGTTGGACCTATAAGACGAGTCTGTCCCCTCCTCAATGCGTTTGAGCAGCTTTTCCCAGTAATCTTTGGCGACGGCTTCGAACAATTCGGCTTTGGTGGACTCCTCTTTTCTCTGCATCAAGGCCTCTTTGTATTTTGCCTCGGCCTCGGTCTTTGTTTTGCCGTAAAATACCTTATATTTTCCGTCCGGCATTTTGCGCTTGACTTGATATCGTCCATCCGCGCGCTGGCCTTTTCTACTTTTTGGCATCTCGTGTATCCTCCATGTTTTTTACGGAATAAGCATCCACGCCCTGGAGGGCTGCTTTCTGGCCGCAATCGCGGGCCTGGTACATGATGGGCATGTGTGGCTGAGTGCCGTTGGGGTCTGGATCGCGGTTGTTTGCCCTGTCCAGCACATAGTTGGTTCCAATTGTGGAGCATACCGCCACCCGGTTGGAAAGGGTCGTGTGTAAGTTGGCCAGCACCTCTGTCAGCACCCCCATCGGGTCGGAGCCGTGATCGCCATAGTAGAGGTACAACCAGCCGTCCACCTCGTAGTTGGACATTTCATCCACGGCGGCGTGAAGGATCTGGCGCTTCTCCTCGGTGGAGATGTCCTCTTGTAAGTAATCGAGCAGGCCGGGATAGATACAGGCGTCCATGCAGCGCCGGGCCGGGATGCTGCATGCTACGCACCAATTGATGATGTCGGCCAACGTCACAGGGGATGTTCCCCGCTCCCTGCTGGCCACGGTCGGCTTGCTGATCCCAAGCCGTTTTGCCAGCTTTTCCTGGCTGAGTCCGGCTTTTGTCCTTGCCATTTCGAGCGCCTTTGCCACTTGCAAATCATACTCGTTCATGATTGCCTCCTTTTTTACCGATTCGACACAATATTGCGTATAGATTCTTTCCCATCTCCTATGATATAACAATTATGTAAAAAATTTCCATCGTAGGAGGTAAAAAATTATGGCTGCTATTATGTATGTACCCGACGATATGGAGATCATCGACGGGATGCCCGCATCAAAACCAAAAGACCCGGATCGCGTCCGGGCCCCGTGGGAGGAATGACTATGCCAACTGATACCATGCTGCTGGACTACGTCCGAAACCGCACACTCAATCTTGTGTACACGCTATCCAATTATGCCGCTGATCCGGACGTCTACGGCGAGCTGCTGCGCATTGCCCAGCAGGCCAAAGACGACGCTGACTCCGGCATTGACCCCGGCGACCGGCTGGATTGCATCAATGGCCGTGTCGTCGAGCTGTGACCCTGTTTTCCAGGCGGGTTTCGCCTTGGAACATAATTTTATAGGAGGTCTTATTTATGGACTACACAAGTTACCCCACCAAAGCGAACGCCGATTACTATCTGGCGCTCGCAGACGTTGAAGGCTGGCTGAAGCAGCTGGAAGTCAACGGCGGGACCGTCGCTGATCTGAAGTCCCGCATTGAGATCATGCAGGCCGTTGCGGACAAACTTTCTTCCGATGCAAAAATCAATTTGGAAGAAATCGACGTGAAAAAGGTGTATGCAAAAAGCGTTGACCCCTTTTCCGGAATGTTCGCTTCCTGCTGCTGTTCCAGCAAGTGAACGGGAACGCTGGAATGCTAAGCTATGGTTGAAAATAATTGAATTGGCATTCCGAAAGCCCCTCACTTAATCCTCACGTTCCCCGTCGTCAGCCCGGCGGCGGGGTTTTTATGTGTCCACTGTGGACACCTTCACAAGCTTTTTTCTAGGAGCTGCGACTTTTTCGCGTTATATTCTTCTTCCGTAATCGCGCCCATATCCAAGAGCTGCTTAAATTTCAAAAGTTCATCCGCAACGCTGTTGACACGTCCGTATGCAGATTGTGCCTGTGATTTCTTTTCCATGCAGGCCTTCAGCAGAGCGGTCATCCCGGCGGGATACGTCTGCGCTGACAGAGTCTTTTTGCCAAAAGGAAGCTCAAAAGAAATCGTTATATTTTCCTTGCCCTTACCTTTTCGAGTCTCCGTTTTTGCCGTAGATGCTCCCACAATCGCGCCGACTGAGCCAGCAATGGCTGCGCCGACCACGGCACGACCGATTCCACCTCTGGTCTGCGTGACGGTGAAATCTTCCGAATCTGACTCGTAACCGGATACTTCGTCAAAGGCGTAAATCATGCGCGGGCCTTTGTCCCCGCTTCGACGACCAAAATAAAAGAGTTTGTTTTCGTCGTCCACAGAAACATAAAGTGAATCTGCATCATAAAGAGAATCTGTTTCCTTAAACTGTTTCCGGCGTTTTTCCTGGACTGCCCAAAAATCAGCCAATTCTTTTGTTGAAAATTTGGACGCCTGAAACCCGACTTTCGAATAGAAAAAGTTCATGCAGCTGGCACAGATCAATCCGTCCGCGCTTCTTTCCCGATTCAACAGGCCCATTTTTCTACCGCAAAC